TTTTCACCTTTAAATGCAATATCAGGTAGACTTAAATTTGTATATAGTTTTTTGACAGAATCATAGTCACTATTTTTTAAAGTAAATGTAACCGTCTTGTCAGGCATTTGTATTTCTTTAGTCGGAACAACTAAAGTAGATTTATCAGCAAAAGCATATCTTGCCGATAGAGAGGAACTCTCATCTTTGATTTGTAAATTAGCAGAACCATTAAACTTTAAAACTGGTTGTTGAAAAGAATCTACTGCTCTTAAAAATTCTGGCAAATCGTATATGCCAAATTCTGTTTCAAACTCTTCCTCAACGTCTGCCTTTGCCATAATGTTTTTCATAGTTGACATTGTACTTAATGTTTTACCAGGTGTAAACAAAATGTTAGCATTAATATCTGAGAAATTTCTCAATATACTAATTGTATTATCACTTATTTTCATATTATATTTTCTCCTTATCATTATTTAATAATAGTATAACATAATGAATTGCTTTTAACAAGTCTTTACGATTATAACCATTTTTTCTACCATACCTAGACAAATATTTAATTGCGTTGGCTTGGCAAAAATCACTTTTAATACCAATAGACTTTAACAAATCTAAAGTTTGAATACCATCTTTAACAGATGAGTAATGTTGACCATATGTAGATTTTATATAATCTAAAATCTCTTTACATATTTTATCTTCATTGTATTTCATAGTATTATTATATCACAAACATATAGGTTAGTCAATGACCTATATTCTATTACCATTAGTAGTTGCTTGTAAAAATTTTAAAACATTTTCTGGTGAAGATTCGCCATATGGATCTTCAGATAAGTCATCTGCTTTTCCAGGTTCTTCAAACACTTTTTCTACTACACCATCATTGATAATAGCAGCATATCTCCAAGACCTGTCACCAAAACACTTATCTCTTTTTGAACACAACATTCCAACTTTTTCTGTAAACTCACCATTACCATCTGGTATGACTTTTACATTTTCTAGTTTTTGTTTATCTGCCCATGCGTTCATAACAAACGAATCATTTACTGACATACAATAAATTTCATCTATGCCATGTTCTTTAAAAACATTAGCAAGTTTTTCAAAGCCAGGTAGTTGTTGGTTTGAGCATGTTGGAGTAAAGGCACCAGGTAGTGAAAATAAGATTACTTTTTTGTCTTTAAAATAAGTATCTGTATTTGTATTTTGCCACTCACCTAGTGACCTTACTCTAAAATTTACTTGTGGTAATTTATCACCTTGTTTCATATTATATTCCTCATATTATTTAATTATATATTATACTCGATTCAATTCACAAAGTCAATACTCTATATTCCTTGTAAACGTGGATCTTTTGAAGTAATGTTTTTCTCTGCCTTTGGTCTAGCAATAGAGTCTTTACTTCTTTTTCTTAATTGAGCTTTTGTTGATTCTTCTCTACTCTTTTGAGTAAAAAGATTTTTCAAGTCCCATTTAAAATTCATAACACCCTCCTATAAAGTTAGGTGCGTTCCTTCGGCATATGCCTACTTCCGTCTTTTAAAAAGATGAACGATATTAAGTATTTATACCTGGTATGCGTTTGAAACATACCAGGTATTGGTTTTATTATTTACTTAATAGATATTGTTCTTGGTTTTTTAGACTCAGGAACAATTCTTTCTAAAGACACTTTTAAAAGACCATCTTTTAATTCAGCGCCTTTAACTTCAACATCATCAGCGATTGTAAAAGATTTAGAGAAGTATCTTTTAGCGATACCTTTATGAATTACTCCATCCTCGTCTTTGTCTTTAGTTGCTTCTACAGCTGATTTGATATTTAAGACACCATCTTCCATATTAATTTCAATATCTTTTTTACTGAAACCAGCAAGTGCTAGTTCAATATTGTAAGTAAAGTTACCTGTCTTTACGATATTGTATGGTGGATAGTTATATCTAACCATTTCGTTGAAATTATGGTCGTCCATCATTCTTTCAAAATGGTCGAACACGTTATCAAACCCAACGGTTACTGGTCTTAATTGATTGAAAATAGATAATGCTTTATTAGTCATAATTAACCTCCTTGTTTAAGCAAAGTTATCTTTATATCGAATACCCATTTGGCATATTCAATATTATTTATATAAGAACGATTTGTGAAATGTCAACCCTTCTTATAAAATAAAATGGTAGTTTCGTTTTGTCACGGAGTTAAACTACCAAACGTCACCGTTTTTTATGGGTAGTTTTAGATTAAAATCAAGGCACTACCCTAACCTATCTATACCTCTACAAGGTCTTACGAATAGCCTTGTAGTAATAATATATATAATCATTCAACACAGACGGCATAGAATTCCTATATTTTCTTTACTTTTACGCCTTTTACCCAACGATATCCTAAAATTTCATCATTAGCTTTTTGTGCTTTTCTAATAATCTTAGATCGTTCTTTGGCCTTTTCACGTTTGATTTCAGACGGTTTCATAAAGTATTTTTTATCTCTTATCTGTTTGATAATACCTGCTTTTTGTACTTTCTTTTTAAGTACACGCAAAGCCTTTTCTAAATTGCCACCTCTTACTTCTACTGTAATTGACACTAACTATTTACCTCCCATCTCATTT